GCAGACGATACTATCAGTTATAGCCAATGGGGAATATCACAAAAATTCTTTTATGTAAACCCTTACACAGGCGTAGATGATTACGATGATGCAGATAGAGGACTAGATATTTCTAAACCTCTAAAAAGTATTAGACGTGCTTTACAACTTGCTGACGACGGTGACACAACTACACACAAAACTGTCAAACTTTCCACTGGAGAGTTTAAAGAAGTGTTACCACTAGTAGTTCCTGCAAAAACTGTTGTGCTAGGGGACGAACTAAGATCAACAACTGTAAAACCAAGCGATGCAGGTTTGATTGAAAGTACAGAACTTGATAACAGACTGCTCGTCCTTGCAAGATTAAAAATTATTGGAAGAAATATTGTACTAAATGAAGCAGTTTCTAAAAGCACAGGAAACACTGAAGATCAAGTTTACGTGATTGACAGCGAAGTTTCAGGTACTGATCCATTTGGTAATGACATTATAATCACAACACCGATCTTTGGTGATGTCGATAGTGCAGCAGCAATGGATGAAAAAATTGATCACTTTATACAGTATATCAACTTCCACGTTGGCGGCACAGGAACAGATCCAGATGTAGATGGCACAAACACTGCACTAGCTAGCGATGATGCTGATGTGTATGCTGGTCGTGCGCTAGTTGCAAACAAAAAATTTATTGTTGCAGAACTTAATGCATATATGAATGCATTTTATAGCGATTGGACCAAGGATGAAGAATTTGATATTGACGTTGGCAGATATCTAGAGGCTATCGAATATGATTTAAAATATCCTGGGGTATACAAAACTAATCTTGAAGGACAGTTTTATGCAAATAAAACAAACGGCAGTAACAAGTCAGATATGTTCTATATGCGTGATGCAACAGGACTACGCTTGTGTACACTAAAAGATCTTTCAGGAACACTAAATCCAGCTAACGTTTTCCAACAGTATCAAAGACCAACCGGCGGAAACTATGTATCACTTGATCCAGGTTGGGGACCAGATGATGATAGATGTTGGATCACTACTAGATCGCCATATGTTCAAAACTGTTCTACGTTTGGTAACAATTGCACAGGACAAAAAATTGACGGTGCCTTACATAACGGTGGTAATAAATCTATTGTGTCAAACGACTTTACACAAGTTATCAGTGATGGTATTGGTGCTCACGTACTGAATAATGGTAGAGCTGAACTTGTATCAGTGTTTACATACTATGCACAGGTAGGTTACCTTACTGAAAACGGCGGAATTATCCGTTCTACAAACGGTAACTGTTCATACGGATTTATTGGTGCGCTTGCAGACGGTATTGACCCTACTGAAACACCAATTCAAGCAAAAGTTAACACCAGACAAGAAGAAGCACAGGTTGCTAGTGCATTTGCAGGCGAAGTAAACGATGAGATTCTCGCATTAGAATTTACAAACTTCGGACAAAATTATACAAACGCAAGCTATACATTTATCGGTTCAGGAACACAAGCTGAAGTAGCTCAGGAAGATTTTAGAGATGATGCGTTGTTTGAAGCAAGAATTGTAACTGGTGAAGCATCAGCTGCTGCAGGTGGCGGTGGCTACACATTGATTGGTAACAATGCACAAGGCGGTGATGCAACTACTATTACGCTTGCTCAGGCAGATGATAACGAAGAAGCAAATTTACTAGGTTTAAGGATATTAATTGTGTCTGGACCTGGTACAGGACAGTATGGTTATGTAACTGCTTATAATAGCTTAACAAAAGTATTAAACGTAGCTAGAGAATCAGACGGTGAACCGGGTTGGGATCACGTACTAGCAGGAACACCAATTCTAGATCAGTTGATTACAACAACACAGTATAGATTTGAACCAAGAATTACATTTAGTGAACCAGCAACTACATCGTCAACTGTAAGTTTAGCTGCTGGTACAACTTGGGGTGGCATTGTATACGGCGAAACTAAGAAAGTTTATACTAGTGTGCTTGGCGATTTGGGTACAGGCGACACTATTGATACTCCGCAATCTGTTGCTACTTTTGACGTTACCAAGACAGGTAAAGATTACACTGTAACACTAAGAAACGGCGGTGCAGGCTATGCTGTAAACGACACAATTACTATTGAAGGCTTACAAATTGGCGGTGAAAGCACCGATAATGATATTACAATCACTGTAACTAGTGTGTCAGAAGATAGTACAAATAGTATTGTTACATTTACATACACTGGAACAGGCTCGAGCGGAAACTTTGTTGCAATTGCTAGCACAGGAAATACTGTTAACTACAGTAAAAATGGATCAGACTGGAACACAGGATCGTTGCCAAGTTCGGGAAGTTGGATAGACATAGCATCCGGAACTAACGGTACTCCAGGATTTGTTGCAATTAAAAGAGATTCAGATGACGCAGCATACAGTGACGATGGAGAATCGTGGGGAGCTTATACATTACCTGCAGATACTACTTGGGAATCTGTTGCATACGGAGACGGTATATACGTAGCAGTTGCAAGTCAAGGCGGCAATGCTGCATTTAGTGAAGATGGAAGAACTTGGACTGCTGCAAATATTCCAGCAGGCGGTGACTCTACATTCGATGAATGGAAATCAATAACATACGGTAAAAAGCAGTTTGTTGCAGTAAGTAGTTCACAAAACTTAGCAGCAGTTGGTACTTGGAATGGCGCAACTATTACCTGGGCAACATATATTATGGACGTAATTGATGATTCGTCACAGAAAGATTGGTTTAAGGTAGTATATGGAAATAACAAGTATTTTGCACTTGCTGAATCGGGTGAAGCCGCATACAGTTTCGATGGCGAAACTTGGTATGCAAAAACTATGCCATCACCAGATGGTTCAACAGTGCTTGACTGGAATGATGTAGAGTACGGTCAAGGCGTGTTTATGGCAACAGTTGATACTGACGGCCAAGAAATTAGCGGTGATCCTACACTTGGTCCAGTTGATTATGTTTACACATCACCAGATTGTATTACTTGGACAAAGAAAACTGTTGCAGCTGAAGGTACATACGGTAAAGTAGCATTTGGTAACCCAGACATTACAAGCGATGACGGTGATAATCGAAAAGGAATGTGGATTGTCTTAAGTGAAACAGTTCAGGTAGGTGCATTAAGGATTTACACAGGTACTAATGCTAAAGGTAGAGCATTTGTAGAAAGTGGCAGAATTAGTCAAATTAGAATGTGGGATCCAGGTAGCGGTTATCCTGCAAGTGGACCTACTTACAGTGTTATTGATCCAAACAATACCGGCGATCTTGTGCTAGACACCACAAGAATAGCAGACAGAGTTCTTGCACAGCCTAGTTGGTTAAACAGAGGCAGTAACTACAAAACTTCTTCAACAACAATCACTGTTACAGGTGATGGTTTTGCAGATATTATTCCGGTTGGTAAATTCTTAACAGTTTCTGGAATGCCATATGTGATTGGTCCAGGTGCACAGTTAAGAATTACAGGCAACGACGAATTATATACTGTTGTTGCTATTGAAACAGAATCACAAGAAGCTGAAAATTCATTCACACTTAAATTCCGCGTTAGTCCGGAACTTAAAATTGAAAATGATGTATATCATAATACTGCTGTAACTATTAACACTAGATACAGTCAAAACAGAATTACAGGACACGACTTCCTAGATATTGGTACAGGTAACTTTACTGAAACTAACTATCCGGAGTTGTACAGCAGGACTTATCTTGCATATCCTGAAAACGAAATTCAAGAACTAAATGGTGGTAGAGTATTCTACACAAGCACAGACCAATCGGGTAACTTCCGTTGTGGTGAGTTGTTTGCTGTTGAACAGGCTACTGGTATTGTTACAATTAGTGCAGACTTCTTTGATCTTAATGGACTAACAGAACTTGCACTAGGCGGAATTAGAGTAGGTGGTACAGGAGCAGTTATTAGAGAATTCTCAACTGATCCGTTGTTTACAGCAGACTCAAACAATATTGTTCCTACACAGAGAGCAATCAAGGCATACTTGCAAAACAGATTAAATGTTGGCGGCGCTGACCTTTCAACAGCTAGCTTTATTGCAGGTACAGTAAAAGTAGGTCCTACAGGTATTAGTAATACTGCAGGACTATCAGTTAACGTTCCAGTTATAATGGACTTTAAAGGGCCAAAAGCAAACATACAGGGCAGTATGTTAGGTCAAGCTATGTTCTTTAGAAGCTTTAAGGACAGAGCATAAATATATGTACACTACGGAGTAGATAATGGCAGAGTTTAAATTAGGTAGAATTAAATTTGTATGGAAAGGGGACTGGTCCGCTTCCACACAGTATTATAAAGATGACGTTGTAAAATACGGAGGAAGAACGTTTATATGTTCAGTTGGACATACAAGCGACACGGATTTTTACACCGACTTGAACATTGTTCCAAGTAAATGGAATCAGATGACAGATGGTAACGATTGGAAAGGTGACTGGACAATCGCAACCTACTATAAAGTTAATGATGTTGTAAAATACGGCGGTATTTTATATATCGCAAACACTGCCCATACATCTGCCGCAACATCAGCTTTAGGTCTTGAAGACGATCAAGCAAATTGGACACTCTACGCCGAAGGTACTGATTGGAAGGGCGACTGGACAGTCAACACAAGATACAAAGTAAATGATCTTGTTAAGTACGGCGGTAATACATATATTGCAAACACAGGTCACACAGCAGCAGCTACAGTTGCATTAGGTTTAGAAGACGACCTTGCAAGCTGGGATGTTTACAGCAAAGGACTTGAGTATAAAGGTGCTTGGGCAACAGCAACTAGATACAAAGAACAAGACGTTGTAAAATACGGTGCTAACCTTTATATTGTAAAAGCAGGACAACACCATACTGCATCAGCTGATTTCAGCACAGATCAAGCAGCAAGATGGGATGCCTTTGTTGAAGGTTTTGAATTTGAAAATGATTGGGCATCGGGAACAGAATATAAACCTGGCGATGTAGTACGTTACGGTGGTAACAACTATGTAGCTAAAACAATTAATACAGGCCAAGTACCACCTAATGAAGCTGCTGATTGGGACCTTTTTGTTGAAGGTTTTGATTATCAGCAAGATTGGGCAATTGGAACAGATTATAAAGTAGGCGAAGTTGTAAAAAATAACGGTTATACTTATCTTGCTACAACTAATTCAGATTCTCACACTATTTCAGTTACTGGCACAGATGCAGGTACAAACCTATTTACTGCTGCCGACACAACTGGAATGGCAGTTGGACAGGTAATTCAGTTTAGTGGATCTACATTTGGTAACGTTTATCCATCAGGTACTTACTATGTTAAGAGTGTAGATAGCGGAACAACATTTACAATTTCAGAAACAAGCGGAGGAGTTGTTTGGACTCCTACAACAGCCACTGGTACAATGACTGCAACCGCAGCATTCCACCCAACAAGCACAAGCTACTGGGCATTGCTTAACCAAGGTATTGCTTGGCAGGGCGAGTGGGCAGATGACTATGAATACGAATTAGGCGACGCTGTTAAGTTTGGCGATAACGCTTTCATTTGTATTTTGAAACACAGATCAGAAGGTGACACTGACTCCACACTAGGAGGCGAAGGTGGCGGCGCAGCAAACAGTCGTCCAGACCTAGACACTTCTGGTACATATTGGAACCAGCTGATTACAGGTTCTGAAACAAGTGTACTAACAACAAAAGGTGACCTTGTTTACTTTGGTGGTTCTGGTGTTGCTAGACTTCCTTTAGGTAACGAAGGTGAAGTACTACGTGCAGGCGCAGAATTTCCTGAATGGGCTCTGCTAGGCCAAAACGATTATGTATATTTTGTTGCACCACACGGTGTAGATAAAGCATATCCAGCTGCTGGCGGCACAATTGACAAACCATTCAAAACTATTAGATATGCTTGTATGCAAGTAGATTTAGGACCAAGAAATCCTAATGCACAGCATCTACTAAAAATGAATAGAAACTTTATTCAGAACGAAATGGTAGAATATATTAACTATCAGGTTGATAATGCAGAGGCAGATAGTATTTGGGAAAACTTAGAATATTTAGACGACAGATTCCATAGAGATGTAGGATTTGTAGTAGACGCACTTATCTATGACTTAGGACACGGCGGTAACGTAAAGTCTAGAGGATGGGCGAATACACGTTTTGATGCACTTGTAGAATCAGAAAACGATGATGAAAATGCATATCCTAAAGTAGACTTAACTGCTGCTACTGAAACAGCAGCTTATACATATATGGAAACACTAGTTGGTAATGTGTTAAATCAAACAGATCCAGACACAAATTATCAAAACGAAAATGGTGACTTATCTACAGCAGTAATTGTACAACATAAAGATTCTACAAAAGCAGTTGAATCTGGAGTTATTACAAATGTAGATACACTTATGAAAATTATTCAAGAATCTACAGAAGACGGCAATGCTGATAGAGTTCCAGCTAGAAGTTTCCCTAACAACTTAGTTAAAATTAAAACTGGAAAATACAGAGAAGTTGGACCGATTATGGTTCCTGAAAACACTTGTGTGATCGGTGATGAACTACGTTCAACAAATGCAGGACCAGGCGACGGTACTACTCACAGAACAGATGCAAAATACAGCATTGAAACATTCCAACATTTGAACAGTGTTGTACAAGATGTTATTCAAGGTAGTGCTGTTAGTGCAACAGCAGGAAACGCAGAAACACAAGACATTGCTGTACCGTTTGCAGGTAGTGTAGAAGCTGCAAGAATTGATAGACTCTTTGGCGCAGTAACACAAAACATTGATTTTAGAGTTGGACACTTCCATATTAACGATAACACTGATCCATCGGGCTATAATAGTTCGTTCTTAAACGGGTATGGAGATGCAAGAAAACTTATTTTTGAAAACAAAGAATTCCTAAAAGAAGAAATGACAGCTTGGATTGCTGCGAACTATCCATCATTACTTTACAGCAGAACTAAATGTAAACAAGACGTTGGATATATTGTAGATGCATTAGTTTACGACTTAACATATGGCGGTAACAGTCAAGCAATTAGAGCTGGTCTTGCGTATTACGACGGCCCAGGATCAACATATGCTGGAAACTTTGGCTTAGATAGTGATGAACCATCTGTCACAAGTGCTGCATATACAAGACTGAAAGCTATTGTAGGTGATATTATTGATAACACTACAATTACATCAAGTCAAACTGGTGTTAATGCTATTGCACAGTATTCAAACAGTACAAACGGCAGTGCTGCATCTAAGACTGCTGCACAAGACAACATTCAAATTATTATTGATTTAATTGATGCAGGTGCAACAACAGGCGCACCTAGTGTTACAGTTACTGATATTGCGTCCAACGTAATTACTACAAACGCAGATCACGGTTTATCAGTTGGTGACAGATTTGTTCCAAGAACAACAGGCAATGGCTTAACTGCTGATGTAATTTACTGGGTCAAGACTGTTCCTAATACAGACGAATTAACAGTGTCGGCAGTATTCGATGGTACAGCAGCAACACTTACAGATGGTAGCGGATTGACACTAGTTGCAGATGTTGTTAAAGAACCAGAAACTACAGACGGTGTAACAACAACAACTGCTCTTATTACAGCGGCTAAAAATGTTGATGCTGCTCAGGAAACAATGGTTACTGGAATGACTAACTGGATTGCTTCAAACCATCCAGGACTAACATACAATTCAGATAAGTGTAAACGTGATGCTAGAATTATTACAGAAGCAGTGATGTTTGACTTTATGTTTAATAGTAACTATAAGTCATTAAAGGCAGGATATGCTTATCTAAGATCAACATCGAGTGATGTTTATGACAAAGGGCAAAAAACAGCAACGATTGGTGCATTTGATTACTTGAAAGATTATATGATTTCTGTAGCAGGCGATGCTACAGCAGAAGCACGTATTGAAACACTAATGGAAAATATCTTAGATATTATCTATAGCGGTTCAACTGAAGGTAGCAGATGTGTTTCAGAACTTAGAAATGTTCACCACGCAGTTACACAGATTGAAAGAAACAGAGACTTTATTGTTGCTGAAGCTACAGCACACATCGAAGCAACATTTACAGATACAGTAACAGCTACATCAGCTGTAGATAATAGTCTTACAATAAGTGATACTAGCTGGTTACAACGTGGTGTAAGCGTTGTATTCTCCGGAACAATTGTAGGTGCGCCAGATGCTGCTGACAATTCAGACGGTATCGTAAGTGGTGATACTTACTATGTTAGAGACATTTTAAGTGCAACAAAGTTTACAATTAGCAATACACGTTACGGCACAGAAAGAGTTATGGTAACTGATACAGGTTCTATGACAGTTGACCTAAAATACAACAGCGAGCTATGTGAACGTGATGTCAACGTAACACTAGATGCTATGATTTACGACATCCAATATCCAGGTAACTACAAAACATTGTTAGCTTCTAGATATTACGGAAATGCTGTAAATGGATCAAGAGAAGAAGACTTCTTCTATATGAGAAATGGTACAGGTGTACGTGCTATGACACTTGACAATATGAATGGAGACTTGTTAGCTGCTAATACATACGGTACAAGCAGAGTATCAGGCGGTTCTTATGTATCACTTGATCCGGGCTGGGGACCTAAGGATTACAGAGTATGGATTACAGAACGTTCTCCATATATCCAAGGTGTTACAACACTAGGTAAAGGTGGCGTTGGACAGAAAATTGACGGTGCGCTACACGATGGCGGTAACGACTCAATGGTGTCAAACGACTTTACACAAGTTATCAGTGATGGTATTGGTGCTTGGGTAACAAACAATGCTAGAGCAGAACTTGTGTCAGTGTTTACATATTACTCACACATTGGTTATCTGTCAGAAAATGGCGGACGTATTAGAGGTACTAACGGTAACAACTCATACGGTGACTGGGGTAGTGTTGCAGAAGGTGTTGACAGCACTGAAACACCAGAAACAGCAATTGTAGATAACAGACTACAGTTTGAACCAACAGTTAAAACTGTTACAACAGACGGCGAAGACGAAATTTACGCATTTGAATTTACAAATGGTGGTATTGAAGCTGAGGAAATAGACTTCCTAATTTCAGGAGCAGGTACTTCTGCTGCTGCAATTGGTGACGAATTTAGAGACAACGCTGTACACAGTGTTTTCTTAGAAGACAATGTAGATGACTCGGCTAACGCTCCAGAAGCAGATGGTAACTTAGGTGGTAGTGGTTACGTTGCAAACGCAAACACTGCACAGGGCGGTACAACAACAAGTATTACCCTTGCTGCTACTGATGCTGAACTAAGTTCTGCATACATTGGAATGAAAGTTTATGTAACAGGCGGTGCTGGTGTAGGACAATTTGGTATTATTGGAACATATAACAATGGTACTAAAATTGCTACAGTAACCAGAGAAAGCACTGGTGCAGCAGGTTGGGATCACATTATTGCAGGTACTGCAATTAGTGCTCCTGATGCTTCATCAACTTATATTGTTGAACCAAGAATCCAGTTTACTGCTCCTGAGACAACAACAGACGCACCATATGCATTACCAACTACAGGTACTTGGACAGACGCAGCGTTCTTAGACATTACAGGAACATATCTACCTTCAAGTACAGGTGGTACAGGTACAGGTGCTACATTCCAAGTTATTAAAACTGGTTTCAAATACAATGTTAGTATTGTAAGTGGCGGTAGTGGATATACCAGACTTGACGAAATTACTATTTTAGGTAGTGACTTAGATGGCGAAGATGACACTAACGATGTTACAATTACTGTAACAAGCGTTGACAGCGATGGCGAAATCCAAGCAATTGACAGCGAAGGTTTTGGCAGAGCAGGTTGTTGGTTTGCTGTTAAGAGCAGTAGTAACCAAGGTGCAAGATCAGTAGACGGTGTAACTTGGACAACACAAACATTACCAGCTACTTCAAACTGGACAGCAATTACATCAGGAAAGATTGACGATGGATCATCCATTGAAAAAGTATCTAGATTTGTTGCAGTAGCATCAGGAACAGCTAATGCTGCTTACTCCGATGATGGTATTACTTGGACTGCTACGTCACTTCCAGCAAGTGCAACTTGGGTAGATGTAACATTTGACAACTATACCCAAAGATTTATTGCAATTGCAAGTGATAATGCTACTGTAGCTATATCACTAGACGGTGAAGTTTGGGACGTAACAGGAACACTAGCAACAGGTTATACTGCAATTGCAGCAGGACAAGGTGCAGTAGTTGCTGTAGCAAGCGGAACAACAAATGCAAGGTACAGTACAGACGGTGGCGAAACTTGGACAGCAGCAACACTTCCAGCATCAAGTGCTTGGAGTAGTGTAGCGTTTGGTAAAAACCACTTTGTATGTACAGCTACAGATACAGATGATGCAGCTTACAGTATTGACAGAGGTCAAACTTGGACTACAATGGCAATTGGATCACCAGATTCGACAACAAATCCAGGTATTCAAAAGGTTGCATACGGCCAAGGTGTATTCTTAGCTACTGCATATGTAGTAGGCGAAGATGCAGAAGGTTACACATATGTTGCTAAATCAGAAGACGGATTTAATTGGGATTGGGAAGGTGTAGGATCAGGCGATATTACATCAAACGGTTTCAATGCAATTAGTTTTGGTACATTCCAGAAGAAAGGTTACTGGGCAATTATTGATGCAGCAGCATCGTCCGATGGTGTGTATAGACACATTAGTGGAGCAACTGCAACAGCACGCCCAGGTGTAGCTTCTAATAAGATTTTTGAAATTAGAATTACTGAACCTGGATCAGGATACACAAGTGTACCTACAATGACTATTACAGATCCGAGTGTAATTTATGAAGCACCTTTTAGTGTTAAAACAGGCACAGGTGTTGCAGCTACACCTTCTATTAGAAATAGAGGAGCAGGCTATGTATCAGCTAACGCTGATGTAATTGCAACTAACGGCTTTGGCGAATATCTACAAAGCGGATCATTTATTGCAGTTAGAAGACTAACTAAAGTACCGCCAGTAGGTTCGAACGTTGTGTTTGGTCACTTACCTAACGATACATTCAAGTTGGTTAATATTGTTACACTACTTGGTTCCGACGAAGGTGCATTAACTTGTTTCTTACAAGTATCACCCGATATGAAAGTTATCAATGTTCCACCAGATGGAACAAGTGTAACTACAAGAATTAGATATTCTCAAGTGCGTCTAACAGGACACGACTTCCTAGATATTGGTACAGGTAACTTTACTGAAACTAACTATCCAGGACTTCCAACGCAAGATCCTAAACAGGCAAACGAAACAAGAGAAAGAAACGGTGGACGAGTATTCTACACTGCTACTGACCAAGATGGTAACTTTAGAGTAGGTGGATTGTTTAGCGTTGAACAAAGTACAGGTGTTGCAACATTGAATGCTGATGCATTTAACATTGCAGGACTACAAGAACTTACACTTGGTGAAGTTACACTAGGTGGAGGATCTGCAAGTATTGAAGAGTTTAGTACAGACCCATTCTTTACAGCAGATAGTGATACAGTTGTACCTACGCAGAGAGCGATTAAAGCGTACATCAGTTCACAAATTGGTGGCGGTGGTGCGTCACTGAACGTAAATAGTGTGACAGCAGGTTTCATTTACATTGCTGGCACAAGTATTACAACAACTACTACACAATCTATATCAGTTGATGCTAATATGAACTTTAAAGGCGGTGTACGTGGTTTACCAGTAGCGTGGAGCTACTTCTTAACATAATAGAAACGGAGAGAACTTAAATGGCAACAGGAAGATTAGGAACAGCAGATTTAGCAGCAGCTACTGATACAACCGTATATACAGTTCCTGCAGATACATTTTCTGTAGTAACACTATCGATTTGTAACAGAAATGCTAGTTCTGTAAGAATTAGAGTTGGCGTATGTGCTAGTGGCACGCCAGATGATGCTGAATGGATTGAATATGATTCAGAAATCGTTGGTAACTCAGTTATTGAACGTACAGGTATTGTAATGGATGCAGCTAAAGTATTGGTTGTTAGATCAGACACAATTAACGTAAGTGCAGTAGCAATGGGTATCGAAACAGCGACAACATAAGGAGATAGAGATGGGACGCGACGTAAAAGCAAATCCAAGAGGAGTTATAGCACCATCACTATTTGCCAACGAGCAAATTAACTCAGATCAAGCTATTGAATCTAACAAGATTTATTTTATTGATACTTCAGGCGGAGCAGTTACAGTTGACCTACCGGATAATCCTTTTTCAGGAGACATTATTAAGATTTTTGATGTTACTGGTAGTTTTCAAACTAACAACTTAACTGTAGATCCTGGCTCGCATAGAATTATGCGTGTGGTAGATACAATGACAGTAGCAACTGAAGGTGCGTCATTTACATTGGTTTACTCAACTACCGCAGGTGGTTGGTTAGTAGAAGGAATCTAATAGAGGATAACAGATGGCGATTGATTATAACAGCTTAAAGAAGATTACAAATGCAGGAATTGTAGACTCTAGCTTAACAACCGATGATTTTGGTAGTGGAGCAGTAGATACAAATGCTTTGGCTAATACTGATGTTTCAGGTGAAAAGATTAGTGGAGGTCAAATTACAAGTGACAAAATTAATGATGCTAGTATCATTGCAAATAGTATTGCAGATGCTGCAATTAATTTAGGCACAGGCACTGCTGCCGGTACTTTACCTGTTGCCAACGGTGGTACAAATCTTACTAGCGTTACAAACAATCGTACACTAATGGTAAACAATTCAGGTAACGCTCTCGAATGGGGCTCAAGCGGATTGATTCAATGTAATGTATATACAGGAAACAGTACTTGGAACAAGCCTACAGGATGTACAAGAGTTAGAGTACAAGTTGTAGGTGGTGGTGCTGGTGGATCCGGACACGGAGAAGCTGGCGGAGCAGGTGGATATGCAGAAGAGATTATTGACGTCACTGGTGTAAACAGTGTAGGGGTAACTGTAGGCGGACAAGGCGGCGGAGTTAATTATCATAACTCTGCAGGCAATGGCGGTACTACATCATTTGGCCCTTATCTATCAGCAAGTGGTGGTGAAGGCGCAAGACGTGTAGGCGGCCATACAGGCGGCAGACCGGGCGTAGGATCAGGCGGCAATATAAATATGTATGGAGGCGGTGGCGCAGGTCATACACACCACGGTGGAGGACACGGAGGTACTAGTTATTTCGGTGGTGGAAACATTGGTGTTCACGATAGTAGTCCGCAACCTTCGCAACGTGAAGGTCAAGCAGCAGTAGGCAGCGGAGGAGTTGGCGCACCAAATGCACGTAGAAGAGGTGCAAGCGGTAAGCACGGAATGGTAGTAGTTTGGAGTTATAGATAATGGCAATTAGTTACGAAGGTTTAAAGAAAATCACAGGTGCTGGTCTTGTCGATACAACAATTGCTACAGCTGATATTGCAGCCACAACAGTTGATAGTGCAGATTTTGCTTCAGACGCAGTTACAACAGGAAAAATTGCTAACAGCGCATTAAGAGCCGCTGATTTTGCAGACGGCGCAGTTACATCAGCGAAGTTTGCTGATGATTCAATTGATGTATCATCTGCAAAAGTTACAGGAACAAATCCAACCAGTAAAGGCGGAACAGGATTTGCATATACAAGCGGTAGTAATAGAAGAAATATTAGAGCAGATAACAGTGGTAATGTTGGCGCAGCTAATAGTGGTTTGGGTGCTTGTAGAGTTTATACAGGTAATACAACCTGGACTAAGCCGACAGGATGCACACGTATTAGAGTGCAGGTAATTGGCGGCGGTGGCGGCGGAACTGGTCACGGCGAAGCTGGCGGTTCGGGCGGTTATGCAGAAGAAGTTATCAATGTAAACAGTATTTCGTCAGTAGGCATTAGTATTGGTGGTGGAGGTGGTGGTGTAAACTATCATAACTCTGCAGGTAATGGCGGTACTACGTCATTCGGACCATACGTAAGTGCAAGTGGCGGAGAAGGCGCTAGACGAGTAGGCGGTCACTCAGGTGGTAGACCAGGACTCGGATCTGGCGGTAATTTAAACATCTACGGCGGTGGTGGAGCAGGCCATACACACCACGGTGGAGGTGCAGGCGGTAACGGTTACTTTGGTGGCTCTAGTATCGGTGTTCACGATAGTGGACCTCAAGTATCACAGCGAGAAGGACAAGCATCTCAAGGAACTGGAGGCACAGGCGCACCTAGAGGTAGACGTCGTGGCGGTACAGGTAGAAACGGTATGGTAGTTGTCTGGGAGTACTATAACTAATGGCTATTAATTACGATGGATTGAAAAAAATTACAGGCGCTGGCATTGTAGACGGCAGTATTACTGCTGCTGATATGGGTGCAGGCTCAGTTACTAGAGCTAAAATTGCCGATGGCGCAATTGACACAGCAAATATTGCAGATAATGCAGTAACTGGTGGTAAAATTGATCCTTCAAACGCTCTTACAGCAGCAAAATTAGCATCAGGCGCAGCATCATTAAACAGCAGTGCTGTAACAGGTGTTTTGCCAACAAGCAAAGGCGGTACAGGCAGAAGCACACTAGGTGCAGCTAATCAGGTTTTAAAAATTAACGATGCAGGTACAGGATTTGAATACACGTACGGTGACTTACATAGTGTAAACTACTTTACTAGTAATGGTACGTGGACAAGACCTGCTGGCGTACAAAAAATTAGAGTACAAATTTGCGGTGCTGGAGGCGGTGGTACAGGCCACGGCGAATCAGGTGGCGCAGGCGGATATGCTGAAGAAGTTATTGATGTAACAGGTATTAGTTCTGTTTCTGTTACACTCAACGGCGGTGGTGGTGGTGTAAACTATCACAATTCAGCAGGAAATGGCGGATCATCAAGTTTTGGTCCTTATCTATCAGCAAGTGGTGGAGAAGGCGCAAGGCGTGTAGGTGGTCACTCAGGAGGTAGACCAGGCGTAGGATCTGGAGGAAACCTTAACCAGTATGGCGGCGGCGGCCGCGGTCATACACACCACGGCGGCGGCCTAGGTGGCAGCTCATACTTCGGTGGTTCTAGTATTGGTGTTCACGACAGTGGACCTCAAGTATCACAGCGCGAAGGACAAGCTGCGCCAGGGACAGGTGGCACTGGTGGACCTCGAGCTAGACGTCGAGGCGGAACAGGCAGACGAGGAGTCTGTATAGTTTGGAACTACAAATAAGGAGTATAACTAATGGCTAAAAGTGTTCTAGTAGATTTCCAAGGGAATGTTCAACACATTTGCGAACCTGGCGATGAATTTGAAGTTTACGAAGGTCCAGATGCAACAATCCGTTGGGTAAATTGCGCAAGCGATGAAATTAATGATAGTTGGGTATTACATAATGGTACTTGGGAAACTAACGTACAAGCACCACCTTCGTATAATGTTTTGAGACAAAACGCATACGGCGACATTGGATCGCAGCTTGATATGCTGTATAAAGATATGAGAGACGGTACAACAAATTGGCAGGATCACATTACAAGAGTAAAAAATACTGTTCCTGGACCAAATTCAGATGAAGCACGCGAAATGCGTGCAGCAAGACCGAGAATTGAGTGGGGTACTGAAACATCACCAGCTTGGACTGATACTGTTAATCGCGAAGTGCCAAATCTAGTAAGAAATGTTGGTAAAAAAATTAGCGACTAACCAATAAAAATTAACAGGGAAACATATCTAAATAAGTATGTATATGCTTAAAGATATTTTCCCTGTTCGTATATTCAAAACAAACATACAATTAGATAGCGAAGTACGTGCAAACATAAGAAATTTTCTATTAGAAATTTTCTCAAATATGCCGGATAGCAATCACGCATTAGAAAAGGGTGGCAAAAGCACACACTCTGAGTATAATCAACTACACGAGTTGCCGCTATTTGAACCTCTTGCACAACATATCAAAGCACAAGCTGTTCATTATTGGGGCAACAGCAGATTCGACCCAGGGTACAGTCCAAAAATTGTAAGTATGTGGGCAAATTTACACGAACAAGATGCAGAAACATTAGAGCATTCACATAATACACACGTAATTAGCGGATGTTATTACTTAGATTTTGAACCAGGCGCAGGCAGATTGGTATTTGTAAATCCTCAAGAATACCAAAGACACTACTATCCTTATTCGCCTGAAGGTAAAACAGAGGATATATACTACTACGCTGATGTAGAAGAACAAGATGTTATATTGTTTCCTTCACACGTAAAACATTATACTGAGAAAAATAAATCGGGCAGTAATAGAATCAGTATAAATTTTAATATTGATAAAGAGGAAGTTAGATGGTACAAGAAATTACTGTACTAGGCGGCGGCACTGCCGGACTTACAAGTGCATTGATAATAAAAAGCGCCTATCCTGATATCAAAGTTAATCTTATTAAATCAGAAAAGATTGATATTGTTGGTGTTGGCGAAGGAACTACCGAACACTGGAGAGAATTTATAGATTTTTGTAAACTTTCTCCTGAAGACTTTTTCATTCATTGCGGTAGCACATTTAAGCACGGTATTAATTTTGTTAACTGGAATGGCGATGGCAAAAGTTATCTGCATAACGTTCCAACTTACATAATTAATCAAGATAAAAACAGTCATTGTAATGTTATACACAAACTAATTGTAGAAAATGAAGATGCAAATATGATGATAGATAAATTCATTATCGACAGTATGCATTATCAGCCTGTTATCGAAAGCACTAACCAATATCATTTTGATACTTTTAAATTAAATAATTTTTTAACAAACAAATGTGAACAACGACAAATTAATGTTATTACTGATACAATAAAGGACGTTGTTATTGATTCTATTACAGGCAATGTAAAAGAATTAGTAGGCGAAAAACAAAATTATAACGGATGTCTTTTTGTAGATGCGAGTGGATTTCATAGAGTGTTACATAAACATACTGGCAGCAACTGGAAGGATTGTACAGAATATTTGCCTATGAATAGTGCAATTACTTTTCCTACAGCATTAGATGATGAATTTCCTGCTTATACAAAAGCAACCGCAATGGATAACGGTTGGGTATGGCAAATTCCAACACAAGAAAGATACGGTAATGGATACGTTTACTGTGACGAATATTGCACAGAAGAACAAGCTATTGCAGAGGTAACAAATGCATACGGATTTGAATTAGATATTAAAAAGAAGTTTAAGTTTGGCGCAGGATATTTAACTAATCCTTGGTCAAAGAATGTTATTGCAGTAGGATTAAGCGCATCTTTTATTGAACCGTTAGAAGCAACAAATATAGGAACAGCAATACAGCAAGCGTTTGGAATTGTACATCATTTAGATCATTATCAGACAGCTCAACAAAATTACAATAGAAAGATTACAAAGGTTTTTGAAAACACTGTAGACTTTGTACAACTACATTATTTTACAAATAGAAAAGATACAGAATTTTGGAAATCTACATCATCAATAAAGAAAACAGACTTCAATGAAGAAACTTTTGAAGTGTTTAAAACAAATATACCTAACTGGACATACTTCGATAATCAGTATTGCCTGTTTAATCAATACAATTGGATTATGGTAATGGCTGGTTTAGGTTTACTAGATAGGAAAAAATATATAGAAGATTTTAATCGTTTGCCTTACGAAAGTAAAATGCAAGCAGACGTTAAACTTGATGTGTATTTTAGTAGGCAAGAACCTGCATTACTTACACATAGAGAAGCAATTAATTACATACAGGAGAAATATAGTGCCTAACATTAAGAAAATTTGTATTGTCGGGGGAGGATCTGCAGGTTGGATGACAGCAGCATTGCTAGGAAAGAAACTGCCTAAGGATACAGAAATAATGTTGGTAGAATCGCCTAAAGTGCCTACCGTAGGTGTTGGCGAAAGTACACTAGGACACATTAACAAATATTTAGATATGCTTGAGCTGAAAGATGAAGACTGGATGCAAGAGTGTAATGCTACGTATAAAACAAGTATTAAGTTTACAGATTTTAGAGAAAATGACGGAAGTAGTTTTCATTACCCATTCGGAACTATGTTATTTGATCACACTTCTAACGGCATAATGGATTATTTTTGGTATCAGGCATATAACGATAATCCTTATGACCCTAGTGAATTTGCAGGATGGGCATTAAACCAAACATATACAACTGAAGAAAACAAGTTATATGACAATGCAGATCAAGAACAAAAAATCAGAGCATTTGATTTTCATCTAAACACAGCATATCATATGGATGCAGAAAAGTTTGGTCAGTATTTGAAAAATAAAATTGCTATTCCGGAAGGTGTAAAACATTTCTTTGATACTGTAACTGATGTAAAACAGGACGAAGACGGAAACATTATCGAACTAATTTGTGAAGAACGATCATACTTTGCTGACCTGTATATTGATTGCACAGGCTTTACAAAACTTTTAATTGAGAAAGTAATGAAAACTAAGTTTATTAGTTTTGGCGATGTATTAATGAACGACCGTGCATTAGCTACACGTATTCCTTACAACGATAAAGAATCTGAAATGCACACTTACACCGACTGTACTGCAATCGAAAACGGATGGGTGTGGGATATTCCTTTATATCATAGACGAGGAACAGGCTATGTTCATAGCAGTAAATTTGTTGATTGGGACACAGCAGAACAAGAATTTAAGAAGTATCTTAAAGAAAAAAGAAATTTAACACAAGAACAAATTGAAGGTTTGACTTTTAACAAAGTTAATATTAGGCACGGGGTACAGGATATTCCGTGGAAGAACAATGTTTGCGCAATAGGCTTAGCACTAGGATTCATTGAGCCATTAGAAAGCACAGGGTTGCTTACAACACACGAAAACATTATCCGACTAGTAGCGACACTAACACGAAGAAACGGTATTGTAAATAAGATAGATATCGACGGTTGGAACAGTGCAGCAAGATACGAACTTGATAACTTTAAGCAATTTGTAAGTTTACATTACGGACTAAGTCAAAGAAGAGATACTCCGTACTGGAAGCACTGTACCGAAGTTGTAGACTATCTTCCTAAACCTCTAGAATCGCTTGATAATTCTGCACAAGACTATGCGTACAGAATGAACACACGTTTACAACTAGACGGTGATACTAATGACGGAAAATACTTTATTTTAGCAGGTATGGGATATAACCCTATTAGTAAAACAATGGCTGAAATGGAAGCATATAGGTATCCTGGTTTGCCGAGTATATGGCAAAACGCAATGGACAGACACGAAAAATACAAACAAGAAGTTTTAGATTTATGTAAAACATTACCAACACACTATGAATATCTTAAACAAAAGTTTTACGGAGGTAAAGAGTGAACATTCCAGTAGTTGTATTAGGCGGCGGCACCGCAGGTTGGTTAACCGCACTCTATACTAGAGCACTGTATCCTAGTTTAAATGTAACTGTAGTAGAAGATCCGGGCAAGCCTCCTATAATTGCAGGAGAAAGCGGCGGGTTCGCACTATCTATGATATATGATAGGCTGGGTATAGAGTTTGCACACTGGGGAGCTAGTGTAGGAGCTACACCAAAACTGGGTGGTAAGTTTATAGGCTGGAACGGAAAAGACAGTGTATTTTATCACAGCTTGATTACACCGCACTATACAAAAGCGTGGAGCAAAGACTTTGATAGTTACGAAGAACGTTATTATTTTTTAAAACAACTCATCGGAATGGGTATCAATATTTGCGATACTGTTCCAACTGCACATATGTTAAAAAACAATCTTGTACCATTCGACGATTATGGTGCTGTTGTTGATCACATATATCCTATGTGGCATTTCGACAGCAGAGCTAATGCCGATTATTTAAAACAATATGGTTTGAAAAAAGGTATAGAATTAGTAGAAGGCAAATATGTAGGTGCAGTAAAAAATACAAAAGGCAATATTAGCAAAATTTTATTAGAAGATGGCAGAGAGTTATCGGCACAATGGTTTTTTGATTGTAGCGGTTTTGCTAGACTTTTATTAGAAAAAGAAATGCGAGGAGAAGTATTAGACCAATCTCAATATTTTCCTGCCTGTGCAGTGCTGCCTTGGTGGAGTGATACAGAGCTAAACACTGCAACTATAGCAACTACAATGAATGCAGGCTGGAGTTGGAAAATTGGACTAAGACATAGAACAGGACAAGGTTACTTGTATGATCCTAATCATTTAACAGAGGATCAAGCATTACAAGAAATTGAACAAAAGTTTGGTCCTGTAGAGCCTGTTGCTAGATTAAAATTTACACCTAGCATACATAAAGAAAGCCAAATAGGAAATGTATTTGGTATTGGATTAAGCACAGGCTTTATGGAGCCGTTAGAAGCAAATGGTACAGGAATTATTGTGGATCAACTGCTTGCATTAGAACATAATTGGAATCCTAATTTTGTATATGAAGATTGTAGAGCTGCATTTAATAAAGAAGTATTAGACAAATATCTTTCCATTAGAGACTTCTTATCCTTACATTATAGGGCTAAAGGCTATGAAACTGATTTTTGGAAAGAACAAGCAGATCCTAATAGAGTGCCAGATAGTCTAAAGCAAAGATTAGAAGAATTTGAAGAATATTATAAAACAGGCCGTTTTGATTTTGAAAAATATCAAGAAGGATTTAGTTTAGAAAGTTGGTTAACAGTGATCCAAGGCTTAGACCTCATTGATACCAAACTCATTTCCGTGGGTGATAAGGGTCCCTTCATTGATAATTATTATAAAGAGACTATTAAGCCATACAACAAAATATACAACAGGTGCATAGGAATCGATAAATGGATAAACAATACAACGACGATTACAGAGTAACAGAATATTCAATGAAAAATTTTCCTGAGAGGAAAATTTACTGTTACGACAATTTATTTTCTTACAGTGTTAGAACACATATCTATGAAATGTGTACTAAATCAGTTTATAAAATTTGCGGAACTGATAACGGTGTAATGGAATACAAAAATCACGTATCCGTTGTATCAACTTATAATTTGGTAGATTTTGAAGCTACAGAACTTATTGATAGTTTGCCACCCGAAGTTGCTAAAAAGCATCAATTGACATATGAAAATGTAGATAATACTATGATCAATCTATGTACTCCTGCAGATAGATTCCATACTCACATCGATAACGACAGCAATGGCTGGACAATGGTGTACTATGCAAATCTTAAATGGGACGTAGAATGGGGAGGCGATACCTGTTTTCTTAATGAGCAAGGCGATGATTTTGAATTTGTAAGTGCGTTTAAGCCAGGGAGATTAGTTCTGTTTCATCCACAAATTCCGCACTTGATTCGTCCGCCCACACAACTGGCTGCTGAAAACGGCGCACATTTTAGATTTACACTAGCAACAAAATTCATTCCTAAGACACATCCGCAAGCACTTACTGATGCGAGTCTATAATGAAAGTAGCAGTAATAGGCATCGGCACTGCTGGTTTACAAACACTGGCATATTTTATGGATACACTAGACGATGATATTGACGTCTATAGTATTCATAATCCAGAACAAAAAATCCTAGGCATAGGCGAAAGCACAACTACATTTTTGCCGCACATATTAGCAAAGGCTTGCGACTTTAGAATGTGTACTGACGGTGATAAATTAGATGCAACTACAAAACACGGTGTAAAGTATAAAAACTGGAGAGAAAATGATTTTTACAGTCATATACTTCCGCCTTATCACGGTATGCATTTTAATAATTTCAAACTTAATGAGCTTGTATTAGGAAAGCTAAGAACTAAAAAAGGCTTTTACGAAATACACGGTGATATTAAATCTATAACACAATCTGATACACAAGTTACATTGTTAATTGACGATGATGTACACACATTTGACTATATTGTAGACTGTATGGGCTATCCAGACGATTATACCGATTATGAAGTTAAGGATTATCTTCCTGTAAATCACGCTATTGTAAACACAATTAACCAGCCCGGCAATTGGAACTACACATACCATCAGGCTACTAAGAATGGTTGGATGTTCGGCATTCCATTACAAACTAGACAAGGTTGGGGTTATCTTTTCAATGACGAAATTACTTCTGTTGAAGAAGCAAAAGAAGATATGCAAACACTGTTTAAAGAGCCTTTACAATTAAGAGAATTTAGTTGGAAAAACTATTACAAGAAAAATGTAATAAGCAATAGAATTATCTCAAACGGTAATAGAGCTTTATTTTTT